AAAATTCACCCGGGGTTCATCACTCTTTTGGCTAACTACCCTATTGGATAATTACCTACTCTTTGGCTATATCGCTGTTGAAAGCTTTAACCTACTCTTAACGATGAACCCCCTTAGCGCTACCAATTTTAGGTCGCGCTTCCTCTTTCGTACTTCTAAAAAGTACATTCTTGATCCTAAGCACCTAAGGACTGCTTTTAATAAAGCCTCCTTAGAACCGTATGTCAATCCCTCGCCTTCACATACCCATCCCGTGTCAGCCGGTTTGCGCACTTCGGCAGTGAGAACCGTCGATAGTTTCGCGACTAGTATGGGCCTAACGCCCTATTTCTATCAGATGTCTGCGGCAGATCAACGGGCTGGTCGGGCAGGGTCCCGCGAATTGTTTTGGGCTAAAGACTTGCAAGTCAAACCGGCTGGCTTCAAACCACCAGCTGACGGGTTGATGGTAATGATCGATGTGGATCAGTATGTCGACATGCCTAAGTTCCTAACCAAACATTTCAAACCTACGGTGCTTTACACTTTTACCCCGAGCAGGGTTTCCAAGACTGCAGGTGAGTACTCATACACTTTTAGTGAGGAAAATGAAGTCACTTACACGGTTTCAGGTGGAGCTGTTTACACACATCTTGTGTGGGATTACTCACCTGATTGTCTGATGGTAAGGCGCGGATTCCATTGTGCTACCTATCTGGTTGATAGAAGGCGCGTGGATGATGACCACAGCCTAATCCTATTGACACCGTTAAGGAAATGGCGCGCTTGGGGCCCAGTGGCGGCTCGTCTTCTCAAGGGAACTGGACTCATACGTATCCAACCTGCTGTTGGTGAGTTCTTGAGACTGACTTTCCATAGTGCAGAGGGCACTATGGTGTCTACCGGTCAGGCAAATACTCTATTGGAGTATTCATTACCTGCCGCAACAGACGCTTCATTAGCTTTGACTGCTCGCACTTTCAAAGGCGGCCTGCAGTTACATCACGTGAAGAAAGTTATGGACCAGGAACACATCAATGAAGGACGTGATATGGCGCGTGCAGTTGTCTTATTGGCCTATCACACCCAAGGCCTCAAAGACAACAATACGCGTGCCATCTCAACTCTGGTGCAAGACACTGGAGTAAGACGGTATCAGTTCGGCGACTATGATGAAGATGCGACACCTGCTCTGACCTCTTTTATGAAGCCTCTATTGGATGGAGCTTTCTCACCAGACATTACGGCTGGTAATTCGACCGAGATGGTCGGAGAAAGATTACATTCACAGGCCGGTGACTCAAAGCACGACTCATTTACTGATCGTTGCATTAGAGAGTTCATTGAGAGGTTGGTGCCCATTCCCCATCTCTGCACCCCTACAGATGTGGATGACGTTTATGAACGCCAGAATAGGCCTTCCCAAAGGAAGATTCTTGATAGGGCCGTGGCGGTAGGCAAGGAACGGGCCCGCGCTTCAGCTTTTCAAAAGCGTGAGGCGTATGGCTCCGTCAAACCTCCCAGACCCATTGTCCAATCAGATCCTTGGAGTAAGCTGGAATATTCACGGTACATATACGGTTTCGAACACATTCTCAAGGAGCAACCATGGTATGGTTTTGGTAAGACCCCAAAAGAGATCGCGCAACGCGTTGCGGATATCTGCGGGGTTTCAAATACCATTTTGGGAACAGACTTTGCTAAATTTGAAGGAAACAACTCAGAGGTTTTCATAGCTCTAGAGGAAGCCTTCTATTTCCGAAGTCTGGATCTTAAATTCCATAATGAGTTTAGGGAACTGCGGGACAGAGTCTATAATCTGGAGGGTTATGATAAGTTTGACCAGAGATATAACACTGGTCTTAATACGAATTCAGGCAAACCAGACACAGCCTTATCAAATTCTTTGAAGAATGGATTCAACGCTTTCATGTCATATAGGACTGTGAAAGACAAACGGGGAATCTACATGGATGCAGACAGGGCGTGGGATAGACTCTTGACGAAGGTTGTCGTGGGTGGCGATGACGGCCTCCTTGGTGATTTACCTTACGGCAATTTCAGCAGGACTTCTGCTAGGAATGGCCAGAAAACCACCATAGAGTGCTGGAAACGCGGTGATGTGGGCGTGAACTTCCTCTCACGGTTTTACGGTCCAAATGTGTGGAGTGGGGATTTGACTTCTGTGTGTGATTTAAAACGCACTCTAGCGAAATTCCACACTTCCACGGATGGCAATGCTAGAGTTGGAAGCAAGGAAGCAATAACCAAGTTAGCTGAGAAAGCTTTCGCGGTGAGGCTATCTGATTGCAACACTCCTATTATTGGCGAGTTTTGCGACAAGGCGGTCACCTTACTCAGTAGGGATAAGTCCTCTGGGCAAACAATGATCACTTTGTTGGCACGTAAGAAGAAAACTGGCAATTATTGGGTTGACAACTTCGCGCACACTGAACAATACCCCAACGAGCGTAATGAATGGATGGGGGAATACTTGGACAGGTTTTGTGCAGACACGAGCTTCGACTATGAAGGTTTTAGACTATGGTTGAACAACGTGCAAAATGTACATGGCCTGATGGACGCACCATCTTTTGCCCCCCCAGTGGAAGCAGTGTCTAAGAAAACCGTCGTGGTTGACGGTGATCTCCTCGTGGGAGACTCTAAGCAAGGTCTACCTGGCGAGGCTAGGATCAAACCTTTCTTTCTTTTCGAAGGCATCAAATCAAAGTTACCTTTCGAAAAGGTGTCCAAGAAGTTGGAATTGGGCCAACCAAAGACAGTGTCTTTGGCTTTTGACGTTGACGTGAAAATCTACAGAGAGATCGAACGTAACGTCCCTCTTAACAAACCTATCCGTTTGGCACGGCTCAGGAGTGAAACCGACAGAGAGCACCCTAACTACATTGCGACGCATAAAACGTCTATTGGCAATGTAATGGTGCTTGAATGTCAACCTGGCTCCCAAGCCGCACTTGACCACCTTAAGGGGTTCAAGCCTCCGAGCAAGCTCCCTAAGGCCAGATCAAGCCTGGTAACATCCAAGGGTTCTAAGAAACCTAAGGATAAAACCAGTGGCCGCGGTTAGGCAGATTGGGCTTGCTCGGAAGCCCATCCAGTTTTGTGAACTCTTAATACACTACTTACTATTGCAATCTTATGGCGAAAACTAATAAAACTACAACCAAAGTCGGAGGTGCAGCTGCAATTGCAGTGGCTCAATCGATTGGAAAATCAGTTTTGAAGTCAGAATTGAAAACCCTCTTCCATGAACTAGCTCTTGGTAAATCAGTCTCTCAAAATATAAAGAGAGCTATCAAACTAGTCATGGAAATCTATGGCATCCCTCTCAGCTTAGCTGAGAAGTTTGTGGCTAAAATTGCCGGGCACCTACGGTCGAAGACTCACTTGGTCCGGAATGGTCTCCCCGCTAACACGGCCCTAACAGGGAAACCTGAGGTTGGTCACTGGCTGCAACCAGCTGGTTTGACATCCTTGGGGTCAAGTTCCCAAAGTACTAAACTCATGAGAAGCTCCGGCCCTCCAGTAGCAGTGGCGGAAGGACCTATGAAACTCTCACATGATCTTAAAACCACCAAGAGGAACGGACAGACATGCACCGTCGTGTCTGGCGTTGACTACCTCGGTAAGATCGAGGGAGCTACAGGGTTCAATACGCTGGCCTGGAGGATCAACCCTGGACTTCCTGGAGTTTTCAACTTTATTAGTCAAATAGCCCAAAGATATGAAACCTACAGGTGTCGCAAATTGGTCTTTCATTACATTCCCTCAGTTGGAACGCAAAATGCGGGTAATGTTATGATGTTTTTAGACTACGACGCTTTGGACTCTATACCTTCCGATGAGAGGGACTTCATGACGAACGCTAACTGTGTCACTAAGCAAATCTGGGACAGATGCACTTATGCTGCTGACCCAAAACTGCTCATGTCGACACGGGAGAAATACGTGAGATCTGGAGTACCATTGGAATCGGGAGACGATGTGAGACTGTCGGACTTAGGCATGTTTTGCATCGGTTTCACAGATATAGACGCCCTGGATGGAGTGAACATCGGACGTCTCTATGTTGAATATGAGTTTGAACTCAGCACACCTTCGGTGGATGAAGTATCTTTGGCAAACTCTAAAACTAACCTTTGGTATTCTCAGACCGGTGTTGATGGAAACAATCCTTTCGGCACCTCACGAGATACCTCAGGGGACGTGGGAACTATGCAGAACGCAGTGAAAGGATCCGCTTACACTTGGTATGAGGATTCAACATTGCTTACTGATAGGTTGTATTTTGCGAATCCTGGCATTTTCACGGTAATCTTCATGGTGTCGGCAACCACCCCCGGAACCCAGAGTTGGGCCAATTACGATGGTGTAACCCCCCTGGGCACGGAAGTCGACTTCACCAATGCATCGCGTGATGTCGTCGTTAATTCTTTTATCGTAGACAAGGCTGGTGCGAACATGGAAATGACTTTCACGGGGGGAAGTGGTTTCGACAACATGTTCCTGATGGTCATGGAGACCGTATCTTTCTATGGATCGCTTCAAGCACCTCCACCTCTAACTAGGGGAGGCGTATCTATTACCCATGGTAAGGATGATGCGATCATTAGACTGGCTGGGGAACGTAGGTCTATCTCTCGCTCAAGTTCTTTTGTGAACATTGGAGAGTTGGCCGCACATGTGTCCGCTATATCGCGGTAGTCAAGATTAATTGTACATATCGACTGGAGAAGGCTTACGAGTCTGTAAGTCCCGTACCCATATTTCATACTTCCACTCTTTTAAGGGGGCAATAAGGCAGAGAATAACACTAGCAAAGAGAAAATAACTAAA